TGTAACAGAAGAACTATCTGCTACACTGTATGAACGAGTTAATCGGTATGCGCCTCTTTCTGCACTTGCGGCTGAGAAATGCATTGGATCCCATGGAGCACTCCAGTTTCCGCCCCAACCTAAACCATGCCTTGCGGCTATCTCACCGATGTTAAGTGGGAAGTCACAGCCTTGGTCTGCGCCTCTAGTCACACCTGGATTCCAACCAGCTGGTCTTGTTCGTGCATATCCGTTTGGTGCATATGCATTAATATCTATTGCGGCTCCCATTGCATGGAAGCTAGGTCTTGAACCACCTCTTTGATTTCTATTACAGTAACCGCCCAATGTTTTAATAACGTATCCGGTTGCTTCTAAATCATCAATTAATCCTTGGAAGTTAGATTGGAATATTGCCGCAACCTGACAGCCTACTCCATTACTTGCACGTATAGATGCCAAGCCTTCTCCGGGAGGAAGCCCAGGAACATCTTCGTTTGATGTTTCATTTGAATCTTGATTTGCGGCATCCATTTGTCCAGATGCACTATTTGGATCACTTGCTATTTCATTACCAGCGTTTTGTGTTTCGTTGTTATTCTCGCCAGGCGTAGACCCATCTGCGGCTTTTTGTACTGTTTCTGTACCACGCAAGAAAGGTTCATGTGTTGGGAATTTAGGTATAATACTTTTTTCAATTACTGTGTTTTCTAAATTCTGAATATCTGGTTGTGTTTCTAATGGTATATCATAAGCGATAGAAGCCATAGGACCATTAAGATGTAGCTTGCCATTAACTGTAGAAACATACATACTTGTTTCAACTTTCTGATGTAGTGACCCACCACTTTCATAAAACTGCGAACCAATAGTCTTAGTATGCATTTGATTATCTACGTTAATATTATAATTGTTTATAGCATGTAGATTAATATTTTCACCAGCTTCAAGGTTTATATTTTTATCTGCACGTAGATTGAAATCTTTTTCTGTACGCATCGACAATGATCCTTCAGCATAAACCATCACTTCACCATCTGCTCCAATTTCAACCCAACCGGAACCTGAACTATTGATTGCATATACAAAATCATTTGTGCCATCAACAATAACTTGTGCGCCTGAACCTGTCGAAATTCTAATTTGATTAGGGTGTATTGTGCCATCGTCTCCGACAGACCCATCATCCATTGTAATTCCATTACCACCTGGTGTAGTCCAGCCATAAACTTTTGAGTGTTGCGTTGTTTCATAGTTTGCATCACGTAATGGACTTGCAGTAGATTGTCCTCGTTTATTATCAGAAAATATACCTTGACTTGCTGAGTTTACATTTCTGTTAGAATTTCCTTGGTCTGCTTCATCTGTATTTTGTAATTCTGCTAATGTGTTAGGTGTAGACTTTGCAACTTTAACATCTTTGGCAATTCCTTCACCCATTCCACTGCCGTCAGGATTGGCAGTACCTGCCGCACCACCTGGTACAGTGCCGGGAACTTCTTGTGCAACTGCGAACCAATAACCTTCGTTTAGATTTCCGTTATCTGCAAAGAAAACTAATATAGTAACTCCGCCATCTGGTGGGACAGAGAACATACCATATGAACCTTGAGAGTTTGAGCCTCCGAAAGAACTTGCATACATAAAATACATTGGCTCATCTGGATCTCCGCCCAATTTAGGAACATAAGCCGCTATACGTCCTCGTCCTTCTGGATCTGGTTTCCCTCCAACAGTTATGGCTTTGTATATACCACTTTTAATATTCTGTAAAATAGGATTTTCTTGCGACTTTCGATTACTCAAAAGAGATTTTGCAAGACTGTTTCCTATAGTAGATTGATTAGCCATTGTTTATTTTCCTATACGCTTGATGTATGTTTTTAGCTAAATCTTTATTCGCAATTTCATCAAAATGCCCACAACTTAGCCTACTATAATCAAGTGGTGTATTGATAATTTCTACTTTTCTGTCTAAAGTATTCATATCATTTATGTATTTATTTGCCAATTCCATTGCATCTGGTAAAATATTATACTGTTCCCAAAATCCTATATTAACAAATATAATATTCCATTTGTTTGCAAGAGTTAACCAATGCAATCGTCTTAATATTATCTCAACATTTTTAATAAAAGAATTTGCATTAGTATTAATATGTAGCATATGCGCCGCCCAAGATTCGTCTAATGCTTTTTGGGCTTTTGCACTACGTTTGTTAAAATTTGTATGAAACTCTTGCGATGCTTCTGGTAGTTCCCATAGAATTTCTGGATCAACTATCGGCATTTTTCTTATTCCTAAATTTGGATTAATATTTGCATTTGTATCCCAAGCTCTTAGTAGCTCATTGTATATTGGCTTAGTTGGTTTGTCTATACCAGGTGACAAAATGTTCATATACCATGCATGTCTCATCATCGAGGACATACTATACACAATAGTTTTTGTCTGTTTAGACTTTGGTTCATTTGTCCATTGTTCTAATCTTCGCATTATTGTTTCGTTTCCAGAACCAGGTTTTGCTAAATTTATCCAAAACTTATTTTTATCTTTTTTATTCAATAACGCACTCAAGCACCATTTCTCTGGTAACCCATCGCCAAACATAAAACTATCACCGAATATAGGAATTATTTCTTCTTCGAAATCTTCAAAATTTGTTAAGTCTGTTCTTGTAGGCCAAGCATTAGGCCATACTTCTTTTTGTTCACCAAATTTAGGGTCAATGGTATACGGAGTATAATATGTTTTATCCATATCATGTCTTCCATCATCAAACAACTTACTGAAAGTTGAATACTCATTATTAAATTCGTTAGTCTTCATTCTATTTCCTACGGCGTTGGTGGGTTAACTATCACAAAATCAGCGGCATTAAATCGAACGCCTATTTGCAATGCACCAGTTTCTGGGTTTCTACTATCTTCATTTGCAACTCCCGATGCAGTTGTTACCGCAATATCTGGGTACTCATTGGCTATTGTATTTTTTAAATTCATTGGGTTTAGTCCAGGTTTATAATATTCAAATGATCCAACAGGCGCAGTTGAATCGACTAATCCAAAATGTGTTACTGGGTCTGTTATCGTTTGTATTGTTCCTGAAGAGTCTCTATATGTTATAGGACCAATTGCACTGTAATCTAATACTTGCGAGGTGTAAGTTTCTCCATCAAAAGTTTCTGTTAATGTTGTTCTTGGTGCCGCTTCAACTTTGGTTAATATATCATTGTACACATCTTTTGCATTAGTATATTGTGCAACTTGTGAAGCAGACACTTCTCCGTCTGATATTGCATCAACTATATTACTGTTAGAAATTGATGTGCCAGTCCTATCACCAAGTGTTTCAACTACTATTATAGGTGCAGTAGCATTTGGTTCTTTGATTGGTACTGCAACATTTTCATATTTAATTTCGCCATTTTCTTCAACTGGTATTATACCAGTAGTTACACCATCGGTTGAACTTAAATCACTTCTTATATCATTTACTTCGGTTTGTAATTTAGATGCAAGTTCTTCGTCACTTTCTCTTCCTGCTTCTGTCCAATACCAACTCTCTAATCTTTCTTCTGTGTCTTTTAGTTCTGCTTCTTTTTCATTTAGCAACTCTAATTTCTTTTGTTTCTTCAATGCATCTATTGCCTCTCCTCTAGTTCCTGAGGTTGCGTTTGTTGTAATTGTATCAATAGTGCTTTCTATTGCTTTGACTTCCGAATATTCTTGGTCTGTTAAATCATGTAAACTTCTGCCATCGATAATATTAATGGCTTTTTGGTTCAATGCTGAAACTTTGTCTGCTTCGTTTACTGTAAGAGTATTAAGCCCAACATCAACTGAATAATTTCTTGTGCCAAGTCCTGTTCGGTAACTTTCTACGTTTACCTGATGTCCGTGATTTTCTATTGGAACAGTACCGTCAAGAATTGACGCGGCACCATTGATACTTGCCGCCTTTTCTGCATTGGTTGTGTTAGGGTCGTTCACATCTATCGTTTCTAAATCAGACATTATTGATTGTGGATCTTTTATAATATCATCCTCGCCTTTAAGGTATCGTTCTGATTCTATTCGATTTGCTTCGTTTACCTTAGTTAGTGCTTCTTGGTCTAATCCTGTTACAGTTGTTCCCACGGTTGCATTTTCAGTTGCCTCAAGTGCGTGGTCTATCTCTGCCATAGTTTGTGCTGTTACAGTATAACCTTCGTCTATGGCTTCATTGTAAGCATTTCGAGTTGCATCCGATACTGACTCATTTCCTGTTTGATAATCGTCTGCTAATCTTTTTGCAATCTTTTGTGCAGATTGTTGTACCGCAATACAAGATTGTTCATGACCTAATGCACATAGTCCCTCGGCCTGTTGTCTAGCAAGTGCTAATTGTTTTGCAACTGATTCATTTGGAACTGCGTAATCGTTTTGGTTTGAAGGTTCAAGAAAGTTATTTGTTGCAGTTTGTAATGCCATGACCGCATGCGGTCCCGCACCATCTATATCAACTACATACACATCGCCCTCTGGTGTTATTCCAGTACCTGCGCCCTGTGGTGCAACTATATCATCTGCAAATTCTTTTGCTTCCGCGTCTTCTTTTGCATTTGGATTCACAACAGCATCGCCTCCATCATTGAGTCCTAATCTATCTTGTACTGGTAATTGAAAATAACCGTCTGACATTAATTCTGGATTAGGAGCTCCTAGTACTGCATCTACTGTTTGAAATTCTTCCGCCGCTGGTATCTTTACCATTTGTAATGTTTGTGTAAATAATCCACCACTGAATGAACTAATAACTGAGTTAACAGAATATACACTAGTCATTAGTCGTGTCTTTTTTATTCCATCATAATTTTCTGCATCTAGTCCTACTCTCTCTGGGTTATTTAAATAAACGCCTTCTGCTTTATCTGTAACTAAGATAAGATAATTTACTCCATTAATATTCGTAGAATGCATTTTATATTCATCAAGTGCATTTGCATTGCCGTATTTTGCTTTTATCATAGAAGGAGAATACACGCTATCTACCCAATATGGGTCTCCTTTGATAGTCATTTGTGCATTCATCATACTTAAATTATTATTTCTTCCTTCATAATATTTTGCTTGTGCAAGTTCAATATCTTCTTGGTCAGCCGATTTAATAACATTCAAGTTAGTAGGATTTTCTAATAATGATTTAGTAATACGTGAAAAGTTAACTGGGTTTTCTACAAGTGCTTTTAATAAACTATCAAATTGGTCAAGACTTAATTTACTAATCATTTCTTTATCTAAATTTTCAGTAAGTATAAGTTCCTGTCCTTCACTGCCAGGGAATAATCCCAAGTCATTCCAATTGTCTCCGATGGTTGAAGTGCTTTCAATAATTTTAGTTGAGTATAGTTGTCCCAATGCCTCACGCATTAAGTCATTTTGTGCAATTTCATTTTCTTTTTCTTCTCTTAGTAAATCATTTTGACTTTGGTTTGAATCTTGTATTTGATTAAATAGCTTGTTACGATTTTCACGAACTTCTCCCTTCATAATATCTTGAAGAATTTCATACTCTTGTGAATCTTCATCAAACATACTCATCATTTGATTTGCATCAGCATTTTGAATTTGTTCATATATTTTTTGTGCTTCGGCGGCCTCTCCTGGTCCACCAACACGACTCATAAGTCTGTCTCTGAATTCGTTTCGTACTTCTGCACTAAGGTCTGCAAATTGTCCTTCAAGTGTTCGAGCGTTTGCTCTATGCATTCTAAGTGTTTCACCCAATGTTCCAGACTCTTCTTCCAGTTCTGTTAGCTTCTGTTGGGCTCTTTCATCGATTTGTGTACGCCAATCTCCAACTGCTTCTAAGAAACCATTTGCCATGTAGGTATCGCTAGGTTTTACGTATGCTTTTTGAAGTTGATTATCCAGTGATATAGTTAAATCTAATATGTGTTCATTCCTACCAGTATATTGATAGTAATATCTTTTATTACAATGACCTTCTAAGAATATACTTCTTAAAACTTTTGCAGTATCTTCTGTTAGCTTTGCGTTGTGTGATTGATTTTGTACTATTAAACTTTTTTGCACAGTTAAAAAATAATTTACTTCATAAGTTTGTTTACTTGTCAATACATTATAGCCACCTAACTTAGGTGTTGCATGTGGTAGAACTCTAAACAAGTTTGATAGTTGAGGAGAATCATCAGTTAGTGCTTCTCTAATTAAACTTGAGTTTAAACAAATACTTTCTATTGCATTATATATAGATGAACCAGGCGTTATAACACCAGTTTGCTGTCCTATTTTAACACTAGCTGTTTCAGATGTTTCATTATTTCCAGATGAAGTATTGGGAACATCCGGAGAAGTCATTTGGCCTTGACCAAACATTTGTTTAAAATCGTCAGACATTTCGAAATTATATTCATTAATAAAATCTGAGTTTGACGTTACTGCTTTTTCTTCTATCTTTGCATTTAGTTTTTTAAAGAAGTTGTCTAGTGTTTCTTCTAAGGTAGCCGCAACATCAAATTCAAAGTTATAATCCATTTGAGACAGTTCAGTATCAGCTACTACTTTATCATTTACGATTGTACCATCTAATATTAAGTTTGTACCTTTACTTTCTGTTTGAGATTGTAGTTCATTATATTTTGTAATAACAAATGGGAATATTTTTGTAGCGGGTAAGTTTCTAACTTGGTTGCCACTTTCATCATAACCCTTAAAGCGTACTTTCATAAAGAATATTGCATTCTGTAAGTCAGGATATCCGCACAATAAAATACTGTTTTGTAACATATCAGGCAAAGAAGTTCCGCCAACTTGGCTGATAGTAAATTGTAAATTAGTGGCAGTACCTGCCATTTTTGATGCTGAACCAGTTCCGTTACCGACACTAGTGATAGTTAAATCTGTAATGTTTAATTCTGTGGTGACGCCCGTTCTTGCTATCGTAATCACATTCATGTTGTTAGTAGGCCAAGCATCGTTTACCACATCGTCTATAAGTTGTGGAGTCTGTTCATAGGCAAGAAACTTATTTGCTTCTTGTTGGTTAACAACAAACAAATCTAAATTGTAAGTATAATGTTCAAACGCATCTAATTCATTTTCCCAAAATAAATTATTCGATTCCATATTTTTTAATAAACTGGACAAACTTCCTGAACCAGATATCGCATTACTTTTTAGGCTTCTCGTATCGTCAATTCCTTGAGTTGGGGGTTCACTAAGCTGTTCGCCATTTGAAAATAAATCACGCTGAGTATCATCATCAATAACAGGAGAACTATCAGGTATATTACCATATGCCATGTCCAACCCAGTACCGATACTGTCTGCGAAATAGGCAGATGCTTCATTTCCGCCTTCTTTTTGAATCATTGCACTTACCATTTTTTCTGCTAGTTCTGGATTAGCAGATAAATCAATAGGAGTATTTTTATCTATTCCCATTTTATTTGCTACAAAATCTACATATCCAGATGTATCATTTTCATTAGGAGGAGCCCAACGTTGAATCATTCCCTCTACATCAGTTAGTCCGTGCCTATCTTGGTAAGTTTCTAGCGTTTTGCCTAAAGCCCTTACTCCATGCTCAGGCGTAGCAAATGAAACAAATGAACCATCGCCACCTGTTGCACCTTGCCATGCTGTTGCATTGCTTCTGATGTTACCTGGGTTATTATTTCTTACGCTTCTGACTGCCATTGTACACTACTTCATTTCGTCTAATTGATTTTTGCTAGGTATTTTAATTTTAGTACCCGCTGTGAAATCGTTTATCGGGTCCTGAATAGTATCAGGATTTCTTTTAGCAAAAACCCACCAGTATTTGGAAGTACCATATAGGTCATAACTACACAAATCAGGTCTAAGATTGTAGTTCTGTGGTATAGTATACGTTTCGTCTAACGCACTTTTTTGTAAGTAGACAGGATTTTGTATGTCTAGTACTTTATTTTTTATTACCGCAGTTTTCTTCCACGGTGAAGTTGGATCATATGCCATTATACATACCCCTTACTAGCTAAACGCCCATTCAAATAATCATTCATAGTAAAGTTTTCTCTAACGTTCTTTGGAGAATATGTTGTAGTCAATGACATAACAAACATATTTTGTACTGGAACTCTTGCGCCGCTTCTTGTATTAATATAGTCAATATCAGAGTCTAAGTTCCACGTAAAGTCTCTTATTAGCACGGGAACATTTGTGTAAATACCATGTGCATCTAACCTTAATATCGGTGGGGGTAATCCAGCATTTGCTGACTGCATACCGAAATCCATCTTTAATGCACCCCTCATAAAGTTGGCCATCTGTAATACTGTGTCTGCTTCTTGTTCACTGCGAACAATAATAGGAGCTGTCATGTTAAATTCTGTATTTGAAGACATATCAAACGCTCTTTGTTGAAAGTTTGTATGCGATAGGTCATATGAACTATACCCAGTACTTGTCAACACTGTTATCGTTGGTGTATACGGAAATTGTATTGCACCAAGCCCAGACGCACCTAAACGACCACTAGGGTCACGTATAGTTACGGGCTGTTGTTCTTTGTAGATATTATCCATGTTATACTCCTTGTTTCTTGTATTTATCGTTACTTAAACTTCGAAGTTTAAGAATATATACAATTAGCACTTGACATTGGTTTTCATATGTATTATAATTAATAATATTAATAGGAGCAAAACCATGGCACGTAGAGGTCAAAATTATTTAAACAACAAAGATATGCTGAAAGAAATTCATATCTCTAAAGCCAACTTTAGTTGGTTTGAAAACAGAGATTTGCATCATCAACATGATATCATCTTAGATGATGTAAGTGAAATTCATCAAGCAGAAGAACAAGCAAGAACCAATCGGGCAAACAGATTACAAAAGGCCGCTTGGGACTTAAATGAAGATAAAAAGAAAAGACAAGTAGACTTTGCAGTAGATCCAGCATCTTTCGAAAAAGAATCGTTGGTTTTCAGAGTTATGACTTTCGACCATATTCCAGATGAACCTGGCCGTAAAGCAAACCCAAAGACTATTGCAGACCATAAAGTGAAATTGCATTTCCCACCATTCAAGCATTATGTAATTGAAGGGAAAGGTGTAAGAGAAGTAGCATATTCACATCATAACAAAGACAAAGAGTTTGATTTACGTGGCGGTAAGATTACGGCAACGTTAGCCAACATGTATATCAAATTAGTCGAGCGTTATTCTCAAAGAAGTAACTGGAGAGGCTATACGTATATTGACGAAATGCGTGGACAGGCATTATTACAACTTGCACAGATTGGATTACAGTTCAATGAAGCAAAGAGTGATAACCCATTCGCATATTATACAGCGGCTGTAAACAATTCATTTACACGTGTTCTAAACACTGAAAAGAAAAATCAAGGCATTCGTGACGACCTATTAGAGAAATCAGGTCAGATGCCAAGTTGGACTAGACAATTAGAACATGAAATGAAGTCTCAGGAAAGATGGCAAAAAGTAATTAAAACAAGAATTACTGATGAACAAATCCCAACAGAAACTATCAAAGAGATTTACGCTGACAATGACTAATCTTTTCAACAAAGCCGCTTGGTTCACTGATATTCACTATGGCATGCGTAACAATGCACGCCTACACAATCAAGATTGTGACGAATTCATTGATTGGGTCATAGGAGAAGCTAAATCAAAAGGGTGCGAAACCTGTATATTTGGCGGAGATTGGCATCATAACAGAGCCAGTCTGAATATTTCAACTATGAAGTACAGTCTTGCAGGCTTAAGAAAACTCAACGATGCTTTTGAAAAAGTTTACTTTATCTTAGGCAACCATGATTTATTCTATCGTGAAACACGTGACGTTAACTCAGTTGAGTTTGCAAAAGAATTACCTAATATAGTACTAATCAATGAACAATTTGTACAAGATGATGTAGCTATTGTTCCGTGGTTAGTTGGTGATGAATGGAAAAAAATTCCGAAAATTAAAACAAAGTATATGTTTGGTCACTTTGAACTACCTACGTTTAAGTTAAACGCAATGGTAGAAATGCCAGACCATGGTGGTCTGAAAAGTGAAATGTTTGAACACCAAGACTTTGTTTTTAGTGGACATTTTCATCATCGTCAAGTAAAAGGTAATGTGATATACACAGGTAATGCATTCCCACATAACTTCTCTGACGCAGGAGACGATGACCGTGGTTGGATGTTCTTAGAATGGGACAAAGAACCAGAATTCTTTGCATGGCCTGATGCTCCTAAATATAAAAACATCACATTATCTAACTTACTTGAAAATCCATCTGCGTACTTGTTACCTAAAACAAGTGCAAGAATTTCACTTGATATTGATATATCATACGAAGAAGCAACATTCATCAAAGATACATTCATTGAGGCATATGACTTACGAGACATAACACTTCAACCTATGAAAAACACTGAACACGAAGATGACACTGGTGCTGAAATTCATTTTGAAACTATTGACGAAATTGTGATATCACAATTAAACTCAATAGATGATAATGGTAGCTTTAATAAAAAAGTTCTCGTAGAACTATATCAAAATCTATAGACATGAAAAACGTTTTAATAACAGGAAACAGAGACTATGGGCTTTGCAAGAGTATTTGCAATCTGTTTGATACTGTGGATGATATTAACTATACTACTGTCAGTCGGAGCAATGGTTGGAATTTGGACGTAGGCCCAGAACAAAAACGACTAGCAGATTATTTTGTAGATAATAAATTTGATATCTTTATCAACAATTCCGCAATATGGAAGTTTCATCAAATTATGATTGCTGAACAAGTTTATGCAAAATGCGTTGAAGAAAAACATTCTGCATATTTGATACATATGGGTTCTACAGCCGATACAGGTGTAAAAGGAAGAACGTGGAGATACCCAACTGAAAAGAAAGCATTAAGAGATTACAATCGTGACCTAACATACATGACAATGGGTGGGTCTAATATAAAGACTACATGTTTGTCACCGGGCAGTTTGACTACACCAAGTGTGATGAAAAAACACCCTGATAGAAAGTTTTTAGATACAGAGTATGTAGCCGATTTAATTTTATGGTTGATTAATCAACCAGATTATGTTAATATTAACGAAATTTCTGTAGACCCAATACAAGCAGGAATATACGCAAGAGAGAGGTAAACGTTTGCTAAAGATTAAGAATATAACAGTTAAAAACTTCATGAGTGTAGGTAACGTCACGCAGTCTGTAATACTGGACCGTGATGCATTAACACTCGTTTTAGGTAATAACTTAGACTTGGGAGGCGATGGTTCTCGTAACGGTACAGGAAAGACCACACTTATTAATGCACTTTCATATGGTATATATGGCAATGCACTTACTAATATTAGAAAAGACAATCTAATTAATAAGACAAATGGTAAGAACATGATTGTCACCATTGATTTTGAATTCAATGGAAGTCAGTACAGGATTGAACGTGGACGTAGACCTAATATATTCAGATTCATTAGAGACGGTATAGATTTAAATTCAGCCGATGATGTAGCACAAGGCGAAATGAGACAAACACAAGTAGAAGTTGATTCTATTATTGGTATTTCTCATTCAATGTTTAAGCACATTGTTGCACTCAATACCTATACTGAACCTTTCTTAAGTATGAGAGCAAACGACCAAAGAGAGTTGATTGAAGAACTTCTAGGTATTACAGAATTATCTCGTAAAGCTGATGCACTCAAGGAAGTAGTTAAAGAAACAAAAGACCAAATCAAAGATGAAGAATATAGTCTTAAGGCAAAAGAAGATGCAAATTCTCGTATTCTAAAGAGTATTACAGACATAGAACGTAGGCAACGTATATGGAATGATAAACATGATACAGAATTAACTCAATTAGAATCTGCCCTAGACGCATTATCTCATGTAGATATCAAACAAGAGATTGCTAATCATCAATTATTAAATGCATACAATGATAAGAAAACAAAGTTAGATGAAGCGAACCGTTGGGTTACAAGTATTACTGCCGACAATAAAAAGTTTTCTGATTTAGAAGTAAGAGTAGTCGGTGATATAGAATCTATCAAAGACCATAAATGCTTTGCATGTGGACAAGAAGTACACGATAGCAAACAAGAAGAAATTCTAAAAGATAAAGAAGAACTATTAGCAGATACACGCAGTCATTTATCAGAAAATAATGTAAAACTAGAGGAACACACTACCACAATAAATAACGTAGGTGAACTCGGTAGCAAGCCTTCGGTGTTTTATGAAGACTTAAATGATGCATACGAACATCAAAACTCAGTTAGTATGCTGAAGGAACAAATTGAAAGTAAGAAAACACAAGAAGACCCGTACACTGAACAGATTAAAGAAATGCGTGAAAGTAGTTTAGAAGAATTAAACTATAATACAATGAACGCACTTATTTCTTATCGTGAACATCAGGACTTCTTAATGAAACTATTAACAAACAAAGATAGTTTTATTCGTAAAAAGATTATTGACCAAAACTTATCATACTTAAATACACGGTTAGAAAAGTATCTTGATAAACTAGGTCTACCACATGAAGTCAAATTCTTAAGTGATTTGACAGTAGAAATTACAGAGTTAGGTCGTGAACTTGACTTTGACAACTTAAGCAGAGGTGAACGTAACAGACTTATTCTAGGACTATCATGGGCATTCCGTGATATCTATGAATCACTTTATAGTACTATCAATGTTCTATTTGTTGATGAACTTATTGATAGTGGTATGGATACTAATGGTGTTGAGTCGTCATTAGCAACACTTAAAAAGATGCAACGTGATAGAAATCGTTCTATCTTTTTAGTGTCACACAGGGACGAGTTATACGGTCGTGTAACAAACGTGCTTAACGTAATTAAAGAAAACGGATTTACTACATTTTCTCACGATGATGCAGTAGAATTAACTGATACAAATAAACCAGTAGAAGGAGTACCTAATGTCTGATTTTAAAATAGTTCATAAACCACATAAAATGTTAGATTGGCTAGAAGGCGAAGTTACTGATTGGGCGCATAATATTATCAAAGAACATTTTAGTATAGAAGATACTGATGAACTTTCCAAAGAGCAAATAGAAGAAGTTATTGCTGAATGGGAAAAACTAACAGAAGCCGAAATGGGTTACGATTGGTTAGCAATCGGTTTCAGAAACATAATCGGTTCATGGGAAAATGAACATGATGATTATTTAATTTAAAAGGAGTATACAATGAATACACATGAAAAAATCGTAGAACAATATGAAAACTATTTAACTGAACATGCGGCATGGGAAGAAAAAGGTGTTAAAGCCGCGGCCGCAAGAGCAAGAAAGGCTCTTGGTGAAATTGGTAAAATGACCAAAGAACGCCGTAAAGAAATTCAGGAAAAAAAGAATAATATGTAAAAAAAGTGTTGACAACACTTACTTTTTTTGCTATTATAGTAAGTATATTAAAGATGTGAAGTGTCTCCTCTCAACCTCTCTCATCTAACTGAGCATCTTTATTATTCTCACACAGAGAGCAACATCAAGCCCGGCACAGTGTGTCGGGCTTTTTTATAGAAAGATTATGTTATGCAACAACCGATTGATAGAAACAAAATTAAACAAATAGAAAAAGAAAAACTAGATAAGCAAGTTAAAAAATATTTGAAAAAAGGCGGAACTGTTTCAGTATACCCCGAAGGCGCAATCACAGATGAAGGCCAAATGAATTATAAATTTAGACGTGGTATGAAGAAGAAAACTAATAATGAAAAGCCGTAAACTATTAGATGGGAAAAAAGTTAAAGAATTAGAACGTGCAATAACTTTAAAAGTTTATACCAAGTGTCCAAATAAATATAAACTCATAGATATGGAAACAGGAGACATATACATAGGTATAGATACTCCTAATTCCAATTGGCAGAAAGTATTAGACAATGAAACCAAAGATTAAAGGTTGGGAATTTGATGTAGACGATATACATTGGATTGAACATGCACTTGCATACAGATTGGGCAGACTTATAAAACGTCAAGGCATTGTAGAAAAAGATTCTAGCAAAGATGTTATAATAGCAGAGATTAAAGTCATAACCGCCCTTCAAGGCAAAATACACAATCAGAAAAATTGGTATCGTCCTAGGGGATTTGTACCAGGCGGTTAAACATAACAACGTTGTTAAGTTGTACAGCTATTTCCATAAATACATATATGAAAGTGTTTATGATTATCATCTTTATGGTATCCTCCGGAGAACAAATAGTTCCACCCGGAATGGAACCTAGAGAATTCAACACAATAGAAGAATGTGAATTGAAGCTAGCCGCCGCGGTAGAGTTTATCGAATACGGTATTAGAACCGAACAGTTGCCTAGATATTATATTGGGTATAAAGCGGAATGCGTTCAATCAGAAGACGTAGCGCCTTCGATGCAGTGATTCTCAAATGCATTTGAATTATACTTCCAAAATTCTTCTGCACTTGTAATAATCCAACAACCATTCTTCTCAGACTTGTAAGTTGTACTAATCGGTGAACGCCATCCGATTCCATTCATATGTTCTTGATATGCAACATAAGTTCCTATACGATTAAATTTCATAAAGATAATGTTAACGTCACTATCTTCTGCAATCTCCATAGTTTGTACAATCCAGTCCTCTAAAAGAGGAATTTTTTTATCGTACAATAAATGGTGCCAAGGGAATTCTTTATAAAACTTACACTCACAGTTAAAGTACTTCCAGTTATCAGGAGGTATAATATCTCCTTTAAAACCTCGTACTTGTCCTTCGCTTAAGTTAGTTGCTCTATGGAAATTACTTCCACCTATAAATGCTCCAGAATTAGGGACACGTACAAAACTACCATTATATTTCTCACTTAGGAATTTTGCTTGTTCTCTTTCATATCCAGAACCTTTAGATTTGCTTTTACTTGGCATATGTTTAATCTCTTTTCATTATAAAAGGTCTAAAGACCTAATCCCAATTAATATTCATTCGTTAGCACTCATTCATATTAATCGGTATTTCTATTTCTTTATTATATAACATTAATTGGTATAAGTCAAATGATATTATATTATGAGTCTCTGTCCCGTGAAGAAGCCATAATTGCCCTGTTGCCAGGACAATTAAAAAATGGCTGTACAGAAAATCTTGTCTTATCTGTCCCTTGCTCATCGCCTCTATGTCTAAGTTAGTCGCTAGTTACGACGGAGTCGGTTGACGATCCCTCCTTAACTTAGTATTGCGCCTTTCGGCTCAACGGCACCTTTTATAATCCACATAGATAGAAACTATAAAAAGCCGATAGTGTTATAAAAACCTATCATCGGTAATATTATACTAGTCAACCATGTTCTTTAGGAACCATGGCTGTTTTATGATTATGAATACTCTTTTGTGGTTTACGAGAAGAATGTCAGAATTCATCCTGACTAGTCTGACGGCAAACACTACATTTGCAATCTCAATCCCGAATCGGCAACCCGATTAACAGTTCCACTATGTATGCTGAGGTATTAGTCATTATCTTTTCCCTTTGCAAATTATATTAGTTATGTAAATGTATTAGTTGTTATTAGTCTTTATAATATCGGTGTGCCTGCTTTTTTGCTCATTTCAAAGTTCTGGTCGATAATCTCATTCAGATGTTTGATATGGCCCACTGGCATTTCATGAAGTTCAGAGATTGAAACCCCTCCTCTCATGTACCAAGATAATTGTAACAGATTCTTATGTACTTTGTCAAGCTCTTTTTGAAAGTTTTTTTGTTTTTCTACAATTTCTTCACCGCTGGCGGTTGCTAGCCAGCTTAGGAAAAATTTGCAGGGTTTATTTCAATGTTTACTTTTTCTGTAGATTGACACTCTGGGCATGTGAATTCGAATGTATTCAATGATTCTGGCTTCTTAGCAATAGTTTTAACTCTATTGTCCATGCTAGTAACTACTTTAGTTGGAACGTTAGCAAGAAACTCAATAATTTGTTTCTTGTCTGATACGTTACCATCTGGTGTTTCTATATGGTCTATAGTTTCAGATATTAAGTCCACATTATACTCTGCTACACGTTTGAAACTTTTGTAAAATCTTTTAGCAAGTTCCAACTCATCCTTTTCATCTTCCATAGTGTGCTTTACATTATCGATGATTCGCTTTTCTTCAAGCTGGATAAGAGCAACCCGTGTAACACTTTCTAGTGTTGGTGGTCTTAAATGTATTGTTAAGTCTTCATATATTACAGGCTCTACCTCATTAATTTCTGGGAACTTGTTTAATACAAAGTCAATATCTATATTGAATTCATTTTGGTTTTCACACTCTTTACATTTGTGCGTATATGTAACGTCTTTTCCATTTGTTGCATATTGTATTGCCAAATAAAGAGCCTCAGCATCAATGTTACACAACTTTCTTGCATCTTTGATACTAGGAACACAGCTTTCTATTAGAGATATTAACGCCTCACCATTAAGAAGTGCATCTGGATTACGCATTGTAATCTCATCGATTGCAGTCATAGGCATAACACCCACTTCTTCAATAATGGTTTGGTCAATTTCTGGATTAAATTTGCCTTTAGTTGGCAAACTAACATATAGTGCTGGCTTTCTAAAGTATTTGTTCAGCGGGTTGTCGGTCATCATTAATTCCTTGGATTGATAAATACACTTATAATAAAACTTAAAGTGTTATATACGTATATTTAGACATATTATAAACTACGTAGTTTAACTTGTCAAGAGGTATTTTGAATGGCTGAAGGAAATGTTTACATTGAAGGTATTGATCCTTCCATCCCGGGATGGGCAACTGAGACTACTATGGCTCAGATACGTCAAATATTGGCAACAATATCTGGTAACTCGGCTGAGACAAGCACAGCATTAGATAAAATTTATACAAGCGAGAGCGGAGACGCTCAAAAACAGTATAAGATATTGCATGATACGTTAGGTGCAGTTAGGACACAATCACAAGAGACTGCAAAAGCCACACAAAAAGAACAGCAAGAAAGTGCAAAAAATACAATTCATCAAAACAAAATAGCTGGATTTTTTGAAACACTTATAAGACAAAACGAAACACAAGCAAATATTTTAAAAACTACCGCAGAAAGACAGCGTGAATTAGCAATTAACAAAAATATCACTGCACAAGGCGGCGATATGACTGATGCTACGACCAGAGAACTGGCAGGCATGAAATACGATGAAGAAGCATTAGCAGAAAGATTTAAAGAAGCAGGCAAAGTCGTATCAAGAGCGGCAGTAGGAATTTTAGCAACGACTAAAGCTATTAACAGCTTTATGGGACAACAAACAGAAGACAGATTTAACATGGCACAAGAAATTAGACAATCGGGTCTAATGGCAGGCCTTTCAGATGTAGAGTCTGGTCTTACAAGTATGTCTAAAATGATACACGAAAACAATTTCACATTAGGTGAAGCGGCAGAATTTACAAAACAGTTTTCAAGGTCTGTTGGTATTGTAGGAGTTAAATCATCTTTGGAATTCGCAAGTTCTTTGCAGAAAGCACGTAGTGAAGGCGGACTTGCTATGACAGCCGAATTCGGACTTGAGTTTGGAGAAATAACTTCATTGGCAGGTGAGTACTTAGACTCATTAAGAAATATGGGTGTACTTGACAGAATGAGTCAACAGCAATTACGTGATGGTATGGACGATTTCATGTCAGGCGTTTCGTCAACTGCAAATGTTTTAAAAATAAACTTAGAAGATGCGGCTAAGATGATTTCGCAAACTCTACAACGTGACGATGTAACATCAAGATTGGTTACGATGGATCCTAATAGAGCAAACGCTATTAGAGAAACTATTGGCTCAGCGGGAATGTTAGAAGGTACATTGGGACAGGCAGTTATCGAAAGAATGGCGGCAGGAAGCCAAGGTGCATTTGTACGTGAGCAATCATTCCAACAGTTAAGTGGTACAGGTATTGGTAAAGAATTACTTCCAATTGTAGAGCGTCTTGCGATGGCAGGCGAACAAGGACCAGAGGCATTTCAAACTGCTATTGCTGATTTGTCTCCCGATATTCAAGGCATTATTGCAAGTGCAAGTCAAGAAGGCAATCGTGCAGTTTTACAGACAGACCAATTTTTGCAGTCAATGATTGCAGATTTGTCTCGTCTTAGAGCAACGGTTGAAGATGCAGATAAAGGACCAACTGGCCCATCAGAAGCAGACAAGGCTGTGCTAGAAGGAATTGATACAAGAAGACAGGCGGTAGTTGCCCTTGAACAAGTACTTGACGAACAGGTTAAAGGTTTTACATCTATATTAGGCGAACAAAATACTGCAAATAAAGCCTTATTGGCAGAAGCAGTAGAATTTGCAAACACATTTAGTCCACTAGCATCAACAGTAACACTACTAACTGGTAAATTTGATGTTGCGGTAACTGACCTACAAACAAGTTTGTTAAGTGCTGGCACAAGTATTGTCGATTGGGCAAACAAAATAGTGGGCGCTGAGGTTTCTGAAAGCCAGACAGATAGTAGTAATGAAACAAGAGACATACAAACGGCAACAGATTCTACGTTAGAAACAGGCAGAGAAGTTCTAAATCAAAATGATTTAACCAAGGACGACCGAAACATTATTAAAAGAGTATTTACTGATACCGATGCTGAAAATATGTTTGATAAAATCAATAGTATACTGCTAACTGAAGGACCAAATAAAAGCGAAGATATCGCAGATGATTTAAAAGATTTGACTAAACTACTTGGTTTGTTTAAGCCAGGTGAAGAATACGGCGAAACTCAGGCGGCACAATTACGAGCAGTTATGGAAGCAATCGGAACTACAGATGCGTCAAAGACTGAGGAAGGCCAAGAAAATATGAGATTAATGATACAAGCATTAGAAAACCTAGAAACCAAGTACACAAGCATTAATCCTGGGTCTTATTTTGGAAGAGACAACGTTGAAAATGCGGCAGAGAAAGATGCAGTATTAATTGAATTACGTAATCTAGTGAATGCGTTAAATAATAATTAAAGGAAGAGTATTGACAAACATATCAAATTATGATAGTATTAACTCTAAGGAATAAAAAATGAGCTGGAAAAAATATTTTAAAACATACGACGGAATGCCCGAAAAGATGCCACGTTCATCTGGTGGGGGATATGCCGGCGATGCAGATACCAAACGATATAGTAGTTGGTTACCTGAGGTTTATCAGGGACAACCTAATCGTGTACAAAGATATGGTCAATATGACCAAATGGATTTAGATAGTGAAGTGAATACTGCATTAGATACTATTGCAGAATTTTCTACATTGAAAAACGAATATAGTAAACTTCCTTTTCATGTTGAATATAATCAAGATTCAAGCGAAACAGAAAATGATATTATTCAAAAATCACTAAGACAATGGTGTTCTCTTAATAAAATTAATAAGAGAATGTTCCGTATCTTTAGAAACACAGTCAAATTCGGAGACCAAATATTTGTTCGTGACCCGGAAACATATAAACTTTTTTGGGTAGATCCAGCTAAAATCGAAAAAGTTATTGTTAACGAAGGCAAAGGCAAAAAAATTGAAGCATACTATATTAAAGATTTAGATATTAATCTACAGAGCCTTAATATTACTGCCGATACAACTAAACTATTACAAACACAAACAGGTCTTACAGGAGCACCTAATATTAATGCGAACACTACACAAGGCTATACAGCCGGCGGCGCTGGTGGTAGTAGATTTGTGTCAGACCAAACATCAACGCCAGTTGATGCAAAGCATATTGTTCATATTTCATTAAGTGAAGGTATCGATGGCTTCTGGCCTTTTGGCAACTCAATACTTGAACCAGTGTTCAAAGTTTATAAACAAAAAGAATTATTAGAAGATGCTATTCTGATTTATCGTGTTCAAAGAGCACCAGAACGTAGAGTATTCTATATCGATGTTGGTAACATGCCAACACACAAAGCAAGAGCCCACTTAGAACGTATCAAAAGTGAAATTCATCAAAGACGTATTCCAAGTAAAACAGGTGGCGGTCAGAATATCACAGATAGTGCATACAATCCACTATCTATTATGGAAGATTACTTCTTTGCTCAGACGGCTGAAGGTCGTGGTTCTAAAGTTGAGACACTACCAGGTGGTGAGAACTTAG